ATCCTGACGACCGCGCCAACGTGGCTCGGCGTGTCGCGCCTGCTGTGGTCGGAGATCGGCAGGGGCCATGGGCGTATGCCGTCGGATATGGGCGGGACGTTGCTTGGCACAGAACTCCGCGCCAGCCGGGACTGGTGGGCCATCGGCCTGTCCACCGATGAGGGCGTTCGCTTCCAGGGGCACCATGCCGAGCGCATGTTGGTCGTGATCGACGAAGCCCCCGGTGTGCGACCGGACATATGGGAGGCGGTCGAGGGGATACGAGCCTCGGGCGATGTGCGTCTGCTCGTCATCGGCAACCCCGTCCAACCTGGGGGTCCGTTCTTCGATGCGTTCACCAAGGACCGCGAGGGCTGGGCGACCCACACCATCTCGGCATTCGACTCGCCAAACTTCGACGGGATCGAATCCCTCGAACAACTCCTCGCCATGCCACCCGAGGAACTCGACAAGAACGAACGCCCGTATCTCGTCACCCGCAGGTGGGTTGCGGAGAAGGCGCGGGACTGGGGCGAGGGGACACCGATGTTCGCGTCCCGTGTCCATGGCGACTTCCCGATGCAGTCCGACCGCGCCCTGTTCTCGCTGGCGTGGCTCGACCAAGCGCGTGGACCAAACACATCCAACGGCAACCCAAGCGGGCCGATTGTTGTCGGCATCGACGTTGCGGGACCGGGGCAGGACGAGACGGTGGTGAAGGTTCGCCAAGGATCGACTGTCATCGGGTCGGCTGCGTTCTCGTCCAACGATGCGCGAGGCGATGTGGTGGCCTACCTCAAGCAGCACAGATGGCACATCTCACAGATCAATGTGGATGCAGGAGGGATCGGTCACTACTTCGCCGAACACCTCAACGACCAGGGCTTCACCGTCTGCCCGTGCAACTTCGGCTCGGCACCGATGGACGGCGACCTGTTCAAACTGTGGAAGGACGAAGGCTTCTGGCATCTGCGGGAGCGGTTCAAGGAGGGACGGTTGCACGGCCTACAGGAACACGACGGTGACAAGACGGTGGCGCAGTTGTCCTCGATACTTTGGGACACAGATTCGTCGGGGCGAATAAGGGTTGAAAGCAAGGATGCAATGAGGAAGCGTGGCGTTCGATCACCGGACCACGCGGACGCTTTGATGCTTGCCTTCGCCGGTTCGACAGATCCGAAGTTCACCGACGCGATACTCGGGACGGATGAGCGGGTGGCTGCGCATGGTGCTGGACGGCTGAAGGGTGTGGAGTTCTGATATGGGTGTAATCAAAACGCTGGCGAACCGACTTCGCCTCTTTGCTACTGTACCGGGTGAAGCGCAGCAACCGAGCGGACCTACTGCCCCTCATATCGCTCCCGGCCCTGGTTGGGGAGCAGCAGGTTGGGGAATGCCAACGGGCGGTGGAACAGGAATGGGAGGGACAGGCCCCGGTTGGGGTCGCCCATCTGTAGCACAGCCAAAGGGTCCATACGATCCGAAGAAGACTGGCGGTAAAAGTAAAGATCCCGGCCCTCCCGTCGGTCCCCCGGCACCCGGAGCAGGATGGCCCGCAGGTCCAACGGTTGCCGGTGCCCCCGGCTCAGGCGAGATGGGCTTGGAAGTCGGCGCGGGTGGAACACCCGTGTTTGGCGGGATGCTCGGCGAGGACGAGTGGAACACCGACCTGACCGGCACGGCGGGAATGCTCACTCTTGAGAAGATGGTGACAACCGACCCGACCGTCCACTCCGCCCTCATGGCGATGACCCTGCCAATCACCGCGACGACATGGCACATCGAACCCGCAAGCGACGACCCGACCGATGTCGAGATCGCCCAGTTCGTCGAGAAGATGCTGTTCTCGATCAAGGGCGGGTGGGGTCACTTCATCGACGAGGCGTTGGACTTCCTCATCTACGGGCACTACGACTTCGAGATGGTGTGGCAACGTGACGGCGACCAGATACGTCTGGCGAAGTTAGCACCGCGCCCACCGACCACGATCACCGCGTTCTATTCGGACGACGTTGGAGACTTCCAAGGCATCAAGCAGCAGGTGAACAACGACACCGGCGCAGGCGATGTCTTCATCCCGAACACGAAACTCCTGCACATCGCCCGCCGTGTGCGGTCGTCGAACTTCCGAGGGCGGTCGGTATTCCGTGCTGCCTGGAAGCCGTACTTCATCAAGCGAGAGTTGGAGGTCATCGCTGCGATTGGATACGAGAAGCGAAGCATGGGCGTGGACGTTGGGACGCTCGAACAGGACGGTATGAACAAGATCACCGAGGACAGACGCAAGTCTGCCGAGAAGGCGTTGATGGGACTCGCTGCTCGGGAGAAACAGTTCCTCGTCGAAGTGCCTGGGTTCTCGTACCGGCTCGAAGGCTTGAGCGGTTCGACACTCGACCCGACGGACTTCATCCAGTATCTAGATATCTCGATCCTGCGCTCGGTGCTGACCGAGTTCGTCGCGATGGGACCGCAGGGCGGAAGCCTTGCCGAGCATCGGGACAAGACCTCGTTCTTCACCGCTGCCCTCAAAGGACACACCGACGTTCTCATCCAGGCGGTGAACTCCCAGGTGATCCAGCAGATCGTCGCGTGGAACTTCCCCGGCCTCGAACTCGAAGACGGCCTCCCGAAGTTGACGCACGACCGGCTCGACACCCGCAACATACAGGAGTTGTCCGGTGCTATATCGACGCTGGTCCAGACCGGCGTGTTGGCTCCGACCCGTGATGTCGAGAACGCCATGCGCTCGATCCTCGAACTGCCCGAGCGGGAGATGCCCGTCGATACCCCGGACATCTCACCGGACAGCGAGGAGGGCGCACCGATTGAGGCATCGCACGAATGCGACTTCGCACACAAGGACCGCAAGCCGACCAGACCGCTGCGACCCATCGAGAAGTTCGTGGATATCGAAGGCATCCACGCATCCCTCGACAACACGGAAGACGAGATCGTTGACTCGGTGATGGGGGCGATGGCTGCGCAGGCCGAGGCGATGGTGGATTGGGCGCGGGAGAAGTGGGACGACGACGATGTGGAAGCCCTGCTCGATCCTCCCATCCCAGATGTGACAAAGATCGGCGAGGGGATTGGCGAGAAGTTGTTGGGCCTTGTTGAACGTGGCAGCGATGATGTGACGAACGAACTGAAGGGTCAGGGGATGCCTGAGAAGTTTGCGGTCAAGGCTCTGAACCCGTCCTCGGCTGCGCAGGTGGAGGCATTCCTGACGCAGCGTGGCGTGGCGATCAGCAGGGTGATGGCTTCCAAGTTGCGGAGTTCCTACACCTACGCCTTGCTTCCCATGATCCGCGACGGTGCCCTGGACACGGCGACCGTTCTCCAACGGCTCGAACAGTTGAGCGACAAAGAGATCCGCAAGGGCGCACAGATGTCCACCGCCGAGGCGATCAGCATCGGGCGACAGGGAACCCAGGCGCAACTCGAAGCGGACGGCCTCATCGGGCGATATGAGTATTCCTCGCTCGGCGACGAATCGACCTGTGACCCGTGCTTCGCAGCAGAAGCGGAGGGGAGCAACATCAAGCCGGGGTCGTCCGAGTACACCGACTGGTATCCGCCGTTGCAGAACGGACCCGCTGGCGGATGCGAGGGATCTGGGAACTGCCGGTGCGAAATGATCGCAGTTCTGGCAGAACAGGGTTGAAACTAAGAACCGAGATTGTCTATTAAGCGCATGGCTGACCTACCAACCGAGAACATTGAGGGCGTGGAACTAATCCACACCGGCACCTTCGACGCGTCCACGGGGCGTGTGAAGATCACCGCCGGGATGCTCGGTGAGATCGTCGAGTCCTACAAACGCCTGAAGGAGAAGTTCCATGCGCCGGTCAAGATCGGCCACGGAGACGACGACAACATGGTGTCCAAGGGGATGCCCGCTTGCGGATGGGTTGAGAACCTCCGCGTGAAGGGCAAGACATTGGTGGGCGATCTGATGGCGGTGCCGTCTAAACTCGCGGACCTCATTCGCTCGGGGGCGTACCGTTCCCGCAGCGTCGAGATCCGTCCAGAGTTCGACGGCCCCGATGGCAAGACTTACGAGAACGTCCTCACCGGCGTGGCTCTCCTTGGTGGAGAGATCCCGGCGGTGAAGGACTTGGATGATGTGGTCGCCCTATACGCGGACGCAGCCCTGTCGAATATACTGGCGTTCGGCGACCAGGGTGGCGACATCATCGTTCAACTCGGGGAGTTCGCTTCGTCTGGATCTTCGCGTCGGTACACCGACAACGAGATCGAGACGGTGCTGGCGAAGGTGGCAAGCCTTGAAGAATCAATCTCGCCTGTCGTATTTGGACAGCGCGGTGTGCGTGATCTTCGGGCCTTGTTCCGCACCTTCCGAAGCCAGTTGAAAGGCGTACTCACCTCGGCGAACATCAAAGCCGAGGGGGCGGGGGGGAACGACGACGGACTGGAGTTCGCATCAATCGGTCCGCACGACCCTGATCCGCCGGTCATCGACGACACGGGTTGGGACGGTGCGAGAGCCGTCGCAGAACTACGCGCATGGGCATCGAGCGACAAGAGCGGAGACCCGGACACCATCGACTTCAGCAAGTATCGGTGGGGGTTCGCCACGCTGGACGGGGAGGCGGACAGTCTCACCTCCTACGGCTTCCCCCATCACGAAGTCATAGACGGGCGACTCAGAACGTCAAGAGCGGGCGTGATCGCTGCCTGGACCGCTGCGATGGGTGGACGAACTGGTGACAAGAACAACGACGCAATCAAGCACCTCGAACAGCACCGCGCACAGTTGGGGCTCGACGAGGACGAGGATGGTGGTGGTGAGGGGGGGGGTTCCTCTTCTCCAGCCGGTGCCGGTGGCTCTCGCCCTGGTGCATCACCGGGAACGCCCGGAACAGGACTTTCAGAAAGTGAACACGACGGCATCGAAGCCGTGGAGGAGATACAGATGGAACTAAACGTGTTAGCAGAGGCATTGGGCCTCGAAGAAGACGCGACCGAGGATGACATCCTCGCTGCCATCTCCAACTTGCGGGGGAATGACGAACCCGCCGAGGAGGAGGAAGAGGCGATGGTTGCGGAAGCCACAGAAGCCGAGGGTGGCGAAGAGGTGGAGGCATCCGAAGCCGAGGATGGCGGAGATGAACTCCATGACTACGAGGCAGACCCATCCGGCCCGTCCGGCGGGGATGCTGAATCAGAACCCGAGGCAGACGACGACGACGACGACGATGAGGCAGAAGCCGAATCCGATGACGACGATGTGGAAGCCTCTGAACAACCGAGTGAGTCTGACCTTCTCCTGGCTGAACTTCAGTCACAGGTGGAACAACTCAAGACGGAACGGCGCGAGACGGATGTTCTGGATCGTGTCGAGTCAGCGATTGACGCAGGGAAGTTTCTGCCATCACAGAGGGAGAGCCTCATCGCCCTCGCCTCGGCTGATGCAGAAGCCTTCGACGCGCTGGTCAAGACAACAACAAAGCAGGTCGTCGAGATGGGGGAGCGTGGAAGCGCAATCCGTAACGAGGACTTGGAGGTGTCCGGCACAGAGATGCGCGTGGGACGTTTAATCTTTAATGGCAAGACCGACAACGAGATTCGCCAAACCCTCTCCGAGGGCAAGGCTGCTTTGAACGGTCGCAATCTCTTTAACGAGGAGAACTAAACATGGCTGCTCTTTCAGCAGATCGCCAGACCAAGAGCAAAGGGGTTGGCGACGTATTTTCGTACCCGGTCAAAGCATCGACCACAATCTACAAAGGTGCAATGGTTATGCTCATCAAGTCCAGTACGGGCGCGGGCTACTTAGAACCTGCAACAGACGCAACGAATCGCGCTTGCGTGGGCGTTGCCGACGAACAGGTTGACAACTCATCCGGTGCGGATGGTGCCTTGTCTTGTCGCGTGATCTCTGGTCGTCACTTCGCCTTTGCAGTTTCAGGCGCGTTGACTGCTGCGACTAACGGTCAGCAGATTTCACCGGCAGACGACCAGACGGTCAAGCCGTTCAATCAAGGCATCGGTGGAATGCAGACCCGTTTTACTTCGACCAGCGAATGTTGGGTGTTCATCCCGACCGCATCGTTGGGCCTTCATTCTTAACTTGAGAGGGGAATAATCTCATGGCTGTTGTATCAAGTGATTTCCTCGCTGCTCTCCTCACGAACAATCAGGCTTTGTTCCAACGTGAGTTTGACGCTGCGACTGCATTACAGGGGTGGATGTCTTTCACTTCTGAACTTTCATCCTCCTCGGATTCCGAACGCTACAACTGGCTCGGAACCTCCCCGGTTATGGAAGACGTTACCCAGACCGAGTTGACCCTCGACTCGCTGTATTCGTTCAACTTCTCGATCAGCAACTTGACGTACAAGGCTGGCATGGAAGTGACACGGGCAGCGATTGAAGACGACAAGTTGGGCCTCATTCAACCCCGCATTTCTCAGTTGGCGCAGGAGGCTGCAAGGCATCCAGGCCAGTTGGTGAATGCTCAGTTTGAAGACAACCCGACCGCTTTCAACGGGTCAACATTCTTCAACGATGGCTTCACCGTTGGCGGATCAGGCACGATGGACAACAACGTCCCGTCCGCTGGTGCGACCACCGCTGCTGCTCCAACAATCGCTGAGATGCAAACAGCGATTGGCATTGGTCGTAAGACCATGCGGGCCTTCGAGGACGACAAAGGTCGCGTGATGAACCTGACACCTGATACGCTTGTGGTTCCTCCGAACCTTGAGCAGATCGCCTATCAGGCTCTGAGCGGGTCGTCTACTCCTGGCAGCGTTGCCCTCCTTCCGGGTGGCAACGGTCAAGGCACGAATGCCATCGGCGGGTACAACGTCTATGTCAACCCGAGCCTGACGAGCGATGTGATCTTCTACTGCCTCTACACAGGCGGAGTGGTCAAGCCGTTCCTTTTCCAGAGTCGGGTCAGTCCTTCTCTGGAGGGAGTCACGACACCGAACAGCGAAAGTGGCGTGATGCGGGACCGTTATCTGTACTCGGTCCGCGCCCGCTACAACGTCGGCGTTGGTGATCCCCGTCACGCGGTCAAGGTGACAATCACCACCTGATGTTTGGTGGCAGTATTGGGTCGGGGTGGCATTCGCACGGGTGCCATCCCGGCCTTGCAGTATTCGACGACGAGTGAGGAGAGCAGATGGCCTACGCAGCAACCGCAGACATACAAGCAGTCGTCGCTCAGTTCACCATCGACTCAAACAGCGTCCCGACGACAACCCAGGTCGGATTGCTTCGGGACCAGATCGAAGGGCAGATCAACGCCCTCCTCGCAGCGAAGGGCATCACGGTCCCATTCGCCACGGACTCGTCAGCGGATCAAGACGCGTTCGCTGCGTTCCTCAAACATCTCTCCGCCTTCGGTGCAGCAGCAGCAACCCTGAAGGCGATGTTCCCGGACGCGAGCGGTCCTGGGGAGACTCCCGCTTATGCGTTCTTCCAGTCGGGCTACAAGGACGGGCTGGCGATGTTGCAAGACGGCACGGGCATCCCGCTATCGCTCTCCGAGGCTGCGACGACAATCGCGCCCTCCACGATGAACACCCGCAACCCGGACGAAGACGAAGACCTGGGTGACCGAGCGAACCCAACCTTCGAGCGTCCGATGTCTAAGGAGTGGTGAGCGGTGCTGCAACTTCAGTTTCAAGTTCCCGGAGATGCCCTCCCGGCGTTGAACCGAGGCTTTACAAGATTCACCAAAGGAGCGGAGACACCCTTCGCAGCCCCCGTCGGTAATCAGATCGCCGACGACTTCCTCTCAATGGAGCGCAAAGCGTTCGCCAGCGGTGGACAATCGTCTGGGACACAATGGCAGAAACTCAGCCCGGATTACGCTGCTTGGAAGTTGGCGAAGTTCGGCCAACTCCCGGTCCTGACGCGCACGGGTGAACTGCGCTCCGCGTTGACCGTGAAGACGAACAAGAACGCGCTGCGGGTCGTCAAACCGAAGGAGATCCAACTTGGCATCCAGCCGAACGGCCTGCTCTACCGGATCGCCCTCTACCACCAAACTGGAACGGGGCCCATGCCCAAGCGTCCGCCGATCCATCTGCGCTCAGATCACAAGCACGCCTGGGTCCGGTTCGTGCAGAAGCGTCTGGCGAAGTTGGCGCACCTCTCGTTTAAAGGGACAGCCTGATGGCCTGGACAACCTCAGAGGATCTCGTTGACAAGGTGAAGGCGTACCTGAACACAAACTTCGGCGCGAAGGCGACCGCCCTCAACAGCGAATACGACGACGGCATCTCTATCTCGGCCCCAGGGGTTTACATCGTCGGCGAGATCCCCTTGCAGCATGTCAACAAGTGGCCCTCCTGCTACATCTTCGCGGACTCGGCGACGTTCTCGCCGTTCGCCATGGCAGCAGCGGGGACCGGCAACCTCGACGCATCGGTGGAACTCACGGTTGGTGTTCTTGATAAGTCGGTGCCATCAAATGGTGACGCGTTACGTCGCAAGGGATACCGATACGTTCGGGCGATTTATGAACTCATCATTGAAGCGAGCGTCGGTGGGGGGTTGACTGATGCGACAAATGGCGGGTGGGTGGTCGAGGCTCAGATCGAGGCAACCTACACGCCACTTCAAACTCCAAGCGGTTCGACGATGTTCGCGGACTCACACATAACTAGTTCTTTCCAACGCC